ATTGAAAATTAGTAACTATACTATGGATGGAGTTGCCCAGGATGGGATCAGAACCTTCCCGCTGTCGTGGGTTATAAGCGATCCAACCGAACCTCCACCACAACCACCACACGGTGGTGGAAAGAAAAATAAATCTAAGAAAACAAAAAAGGTAAAGAAAACGAAAAAGGCGAAGAAATCCAAAAAAGCAAAGAAAACGCAAAGGAAATCAATTCGTAGTCGTCGTCGGCGTCGTCGTTAAATCAAAACAAAACATAACTTAGGATTGTATTCTAATTTATGTTTTTATCGCACTCGACCTACACAAACCTTATAGGCTGTCGGGCATAGGAGGACTATGGGGTCTTCTGGAATCACCCTTCTCGCGCATTTGAGTAGCGCGTGTTTCGCACATCAATTCGCCCTGACGTACACCAGTAATACTTAGTGCCTTAAACTCGTGTCCTTGCTCGGAAGACTTTGCCAAATCAAATTGGACGTACTCACCTTGAACCAAATACTTGTATTGAGATTTGGTTACCATAATAGAGGAAAAATGAGAAAAGATATCCTTATCCTTGTATTCGCCTTCACATACAGTTACAAAACCGTAACCTGCTTTATTATTGAACCACTTAACGCGACCCAAAAGTTCCTTCGCACATAAATCAGTAGATGCTTCACTCGCACTCATGTTATAAGTGTATAACACGGTTCTTGTTTATATTGTTTTTGTGGACATTTACTACGCAAAAAGGTTTTGTATAATTTCATATTCCGGTTTCTTTCCGTAGTCAAGTGTATAGGCATATTGTAGATATTGGAATATGTTATTGGGAAGGCTATCCATTTTCTCCATTTCGCACCATTGTTTATGCATACGAAACCATTTATTCAATGGGTGCCTTATTAATGTGGGTTCATATTGTTTTGGGTTGTTTAACATCGGCGGGTCATCCCAAGGCGTATTTCCATTCAATATATACAAATAAATATATCCAAGAGAAAGAAAGTCATCGCGGCGGCTGTACGTGTTCCCATCCAGCACAAAATAACTGGCATATATGCGATTCCCAACAATATGTTCTTTATACGTGTTTTCATTATGGTCTTGGTTTTCGTCTGTATAAAAGAGTGCTAACCCAAAGTCAATCAAATAGAGTTCGTTATTGGACACCATAAAATTTTCGGGTTTAAGGTCTCTATGGACGACAAGATGGTCGTGAATGTGTTGTATCATGTTTATCATCTGTGTGAAGAGTTTGTTTCGTTGTTGTAAAGTCAAGGTTGTTTCTTGTAAATAGAGACCTAAATCACATTCATATAATTTCATAACGCAACAGCGATAGTTATTATGAAGACCATACCAGTATATTTGGGGTACAAAATGGCAACCTTCCTTGTATAAGTACTGTAATATTTTACATTCGTGTTGTAACAATGCAAAGGGTTGGTCTAATTGCTCCATTTTACACGCAATAGGGGTGTGTTTTCGCTTGTGTATTCCTTTGAACACCTTGCTGAATTGGCCTTCGCCAATTAGGTCTTCTAATTCATATTTATCCATAGATGTTTCTTTTTGGATAGCGTAGTTATATGTGTATAGGGGTTCTATTTATGTGGGTATCAACGTATATTGTCATGGCTGAGAGCAAAAAAAGTCTAACAACAAAAATAGGTTATTCTTGAACGTTATCAAAGTGTCAAACTGGGAGTTAAGATAAAAAGCATAAAAAAAACTTTTTAATGTATTGTATAAAGATGTCTATTGAGTGGGATTCTATTCACGACGCACCGGATTACTCCGATTGTTTGAAAGGAAAGACCGTAGAAGGTAAAGTGGTTTCTGTGTATGATGGAGATACAGTGAAAATCATCTTTCCATTGAACGGTGTAATGTACAAGTGGAATTGTCGTTTGACGGGTGTGGATACACCAGAGTTACGAACATCTAACAAAAAAGAAAAAGCGTTTGGGTATGTCGTGCGCGATTTATTACGTGAAAAGATATTGAACAAGGTGGTGCAAGTAGAATGCGACGACTTAGACAAATATGGTCGTTTATTGACGGTGATTTATATAGACTGAGTCAATGTAAACCAATGGCTCATTGAGAATGACTATGCGTTTGCATATGATGGAGGCACCAAGCGTTCTTGGGAAGAATATTTGGAGAACAAGATAAAAGAATAAAAATTGAAATACTTTTACAACAACATCTAAAAGCATTACAACAAACCAACTAACTAACAGATGATGAATACAACAGACAATACAATGGTTATTTTACCACAACAACTGGAAAAAAAACAACAAATAGAAAAAGAAATAGAGAATATAATGGCTACTTTATTACAACGAATGGAAGGAAACCTCGAAACAAAAACAGAAACAAAAACAGTAGTGAAACTAACGAAGAAGCAAGCAGCAGTAGACGCTTTGTTTAAACCAGATACAGAAGGGAAATCAGAGTGGGTATCGCGCGAGATGATTGCCGAAATCAGCATACTTGATTGGGGAAAAAATGGAGCAGCAAGGCACGGTGTTTACTTTTCCGACAAACGCTATTTGTGGGAAAAACAAGGTGAACGTTCGATAACGGCACTACGTACAGTAGGATTCAGTGAGGACCACTTGTATGGCGCAAGTAGACCCATTCGAAAGGATATTCACGAATATCATAAGAAGATGGGGTGTGTGGTTTGTGGAAGTCGTTCTGATTTGGTTACCGACCATAAGAATGACCTTTACAACGATACAAGAGTTCTTGACTCAAAAACACAGACGATTGACGATTTCCAATGTCTTTGTAACCATTGCAACCTACAGAAAAGACAAGTATCAAAAAAGACAAAGGAGTTGGGGAAGCGCATAGGAGCGACTGCCATACCATCTTATGCCATTTTCGGAATTGACTTTGTAGAAGGTGATGAGACATTCGATGAAAAAGACATCAACGCCATGGTAGGAACCTATTGGTATGACCCCGTAGAGTTTGCTAAAAAATTGAGAGAAACCCTATTACACCGATAAATGTCAAAAAAAATATTTATTTGACATTTGACTAACATATTGTATTTACGATTCTTTTTTATGGAGAATTTCCATAATTTTATCATAATATTCATTGCTAATTTCACAACCCTTAAAACGCCTATTTGTATTTTTACACGCAAACGCAGTAGTTCCGGAACCGAGGAACGTATCTAATACGACACTATCCTCATTAGAATGTTTTTTAATGAGTTCTTCAAATAATCGCAAACTCTTTTGTGTGGGATGAAATCTATTTTTCCCACCTTGAAGTGGGAATTCATAAATGCCATTATCATATTTACTATTGAAGGTTGGACTTCCCCCCTTTACCCCCAAAAGGGCGATTTCCCGGCAATTAGTCAAATAATTAACCTTAGAATTCAATGGTTGTGGGTTGGTTTTTATCCATTCAATAAATCGTATTTGCTTAAATTTGTGTTTATCCAGGAGCGCCTTCAGTTCTGATATTTTCCAAATATCAAAGAACATAATCATCGTTCCACCAATACGGAGTTTTTTATAATATTCTCCAATGAAACGGTCTAATACATCCATTGTGAATTCACTATCCCATTCACCGTAATCTGTCTTTACACAATATTTTTTCCCATAGATGGTACCATATTTAATATAATTATCGCGTTTCGTATCATCGGTTAATCCGTTTTCTGTTTTATATGCAAGCCATTCTTCCTCTGTTTTTACCTCTTGGACGTTCATACGTTCATTTTCTTTGACAGTATTATAATGAGAGTTCATACCACTATCCCTTGAAATAATATAAGGTGGGTCTGTCAAAATCAAGTCGATCGATTTATTTGGTATGGTGGATAGATATTCAAAACCTTCTTGTAGTTTTATCTCAATATCCGGTCCGGATGGTTCTTCGGGAGGGGGCACATTAATCTTTTTTTTTTTAATAACAGCCTTTTTTTTTGTAACTGGGGGTTCAACCGGTAGAGACATTATTCGTTATAACATATATAGTGAGAACGGTTCTAATTCAATTTTGTAATAGTTAGTTACATATGCGAGAGTGGAAGAATAGTTGGAAAATGAGATAAAAGGATAAATCGAATGCATATATGTTATTAGAGCAATACTTATATTCAGTAGGAAAGGGGTTATCATTGGGAGGGTCCTTATGTATCCTTAGTTTTTACTTGGATACAACCATTTCCTATAAGAGCTATAAAAAAATAAAAAGATATCACCCGCATCTGTATTTACGAAGTATCGTAATGTGTCAAGCAAATTTGATGTTGGTATCCCCGGTGGTATATGGAATGGTTGATATGACGCTGTTATCACATACGCACGATTTTCAATGGTTCAATATTTTCGCAATATTGATGATACATAGTGTAGGTTATTATTGTGTGCATTATTCCATGCATAAAGTCAGATGGTTGTATCAATTTCACCAATTTCATCACGAATTTGATAGATTGGTATTACCCAGTGTAGGGAACGCGGTAAGTATTCCTGAATTCTATGTAGCATACATGCTCCCATTTATTGTCGCCGCTTATATACTGGAGCCAAATGAGACGTCATTTGTAGTTCCGATTACGATAATCGCTTTGCTAAATATGGCTATTCATACGCAAGAATTAGAACACGTACCGTGGGTAAAATGGTTGGTTTCGCCGAAGAACCATATACTGCATCATAGAAGACGTAACTGCCATTACGCAGCACCCACATTAAACATAGACTACTTGCTGCGGGAAAATTGAAAACTTTTCTCACTATAACAATATACAACCCCCTCCCATTATGGAACAACAGATGAATGAGATTATACGACAAGCGCAAGAAGACCCTACTTTATATGCTACTGTAGATATTCACGAGTTATTGGATTCTTTAAATGATGAAAAATATGATTATATATTGGACAAAACTTCATATGATATACAACAAGAGGTATATACCATATTAAATGAAAATGAAATCGAACATAGGCAAGACTATGCACGGAAGCTATTAAGTTATCGTTATGTAGAGGACCTGAATGAATTACATAATGGTAAGTATATTCGGTGGATACGGAAAAGTGACCACAAACTGACAAATGGAAACATTTTGATGAACGTAGATTTCACGAAGAATGGAACGCAGTTATTACTGAAAAGTCCAACCAATCGGTTCATACGTATTAAATGGGACGATTGTATAGTATTTCAAATTCTAACACAAGACGAACAGTTATTGCTAACAACGAATCAATATATTCATCAACAAGACCAGCCTGAAGAGAAAGATGACTAATATGTTTTCCGCGTGAATCTGGATTGTAAAGCACGTTTCTTTCGTGTAGCAGATGCCATTTTCTGTACGTAAAAGAATTCCTTTACGTGGAACATAATTTTGTTGGCGACCTTCTCATCCCACGTTAGTTTATTTAGACTATTTACTGCCGGCAGTGTAGATGGGTTGTGTAAAAAATGGAATTGTAAAAAATTATGCAATTCTTTTTTTTGGGATTGACTCCATTGCTTAAGTAGGCTTGATTGAATAAACCGCTGTATAATATCAGTGCACGACAATGTATGATAATAAGAAGAAGGTTGTATATAATAGACAAATGCGTGTTTCATTTCAGAAAAATAAGTGTTATCTATGAAACATATTTCAGTTGTACTGGGAAGCATAACACACTGTATAAAATCCGAACGTGCTTTTTTACAGTCGTATTCGTTGATTTCCAATTCTTGGTTGTCTACCTTAAACGCATATACAATTTTATCAAAGAAGTCATTCAACGAATTAATTTTGTATTGAAAATACCGGCAAATTAATTGGACCCAAACCACCGAGTTTTTATTTTTGGTATATAAATAAATTCCTTTACATTTGTGTTCTTTTTTTCGTTGATATGCGTAATTCAATATGGGGTATATGTTGGTGCGTATAAATTCAGGGTATAAGTCCAATACATCATTAAATGGAAAGGGATGATGTGTTTTCTGAAAATCTTGTAATGCCGTCCATAAAATATGAAAGTCCTGAAAGGACCCTAATGTTTCATCTAAATCAAATACAATTACACGGAAACGCTTATTCGGACGTGTAGATTGGAAATATTTGTGATTATGCAATTTCAAATAAGGCTTATTATTATGTTTATACTCCTTAGTAATTGAATCATTCATTCATATATACATTTTGTAGATATGAATCCATACAAATATTTACGTGTGTCAAGGGTGTAAAATAAGCGTATTGTTTATGTTTATGTGTATGTGTATGCTTATGTTTATGCCTTTTTACCGGTAGAACCAAAGCCCTTTTCTCCACGACTGGTAGATGCTAACTCGTCTTCGTCCATTGTAATAACATAAATGGGGCATAAAGTCGGATGACAAATCTGTACGAGGCGTGTTCCGTGCTCTACAAAGTAATTATTAGCGTGACTGGTTTTAAACCACCGAAAAGCCCCTTTTAGATTTCCTCTGTAACCAGAATCAATTACGCCTGTATGATTTGCCAACATAAGGGGTTCTTTACAAATACTGGAACGCGGATATAAACAAAATGCGCTATTCATAAAATGCTCTCTATCTACAATATAATACAACATTTCAGCTTTTACCTTAAAATCAATCATGGTAGTCTCAAATGGTTTATCAAACATGACATCATCCGGGACAATCAAATCAAATCCTGAATCTGGGAAACGTTCATTCAAAGCTTGATTGTTATGTGCTTCAATGCGGGGCAAGTAAATTTCTTTCAAATCTTCATCTTGAATATGTAACTTCAAGATTCCAAAATGATAATTTGTACCTGTAGTATGGTTAAATAATTTTTTACAAATGTTTCTGACGTTGGTTTCTGCGATTTCATTCATAATGGACTGTATCTATATATAGTAAGAGCCAACTATTTAAGTTGTTTGGTCTTGCAATTTCTTGTAATCTTTCCAAGATACGTGTTTCCCAGTGTTGGGTTGCTCTTTTTCCTCATTATGCTCTTTATCCAGATTATCCATACGTTTAGTTGCACTATCAATGTAAAGTTCTTTCAATACCTTACCGCACATGACAGACCCTTCATGTTGGTCTACTTTCTCATCTTCAATCAACTTTAAAATCACAAGTAACTTTGTCATAATGGTCAAGTCCAATTCTTTTTTCATCAGTTTGTTGAAAATGTCTGTATAATGGGTATGTAAAAAAGAACACTCTTGAATACACAATGTCTCAAATGCATCGAAATCGTTTATCATCATTTCTTCGTGACTTTGTTGTAGCGTATCGATTTTACGTACATCATCGCGAATTTTAGTGCTGTGTTTCAAGCGACGAATATTAGGGGTATTGTCTTCACATTCAGATTCATTAATCAGTCTCTTCAAATGGATACGTTCATTATCCGTTAAACCAGACATAGTAATACATACTATACAACTGTTTCATTTATATTTCTTCACCATTAAGTATTTAGTGAGTTTTATATTTGTTATAATGTTTTCTCATAATAGAATATATGAACGCACAAACGTTATACATTTTAATATCTCTTTTATTATTGGTATTAATATTTGCTACTATGTTTTCATGTTCATCATTTGAACCAAACCAAGAAGACAGTGCTGCAAAAAATGCGGCAACAACGGAGGGTTTTGCTGGAAACATGTTGAAATATTTCAACAAAGACGAAACCAACGATTTTCATGGTGCGTATTCCGTGGGAACCAACGGACAGGATTGTAAGAAATTATATGGGTTTGACGGCTTATTCTGTACACCGGGGGTAGCAGATAAATCCCTTGATATATATGCTACTGCTGATGGTAAGTTGGACTGTGAAGGGTCGGGTTTAACGAATTCTCGTGGAAGTTTGTGTTTGGATGAAAACCAAAGAAATATGTTGCGAACACGCGGTGGAAACAACACGGGTAAAGACGCTGAAGTAGGGCACTAATTCGATTTGCTGTGTGTATAGTAGCACTTTTTACAATACATTATAGTTTCCGAACGTTCAACATCCACATCAATTACATCAGTAATGTATTCGTGTTTACAATTATTATGAATATAATTGTGAATAGTTTCCAAAATGTTCCTGTATTCGACTGTACGAAGTTCATCGGGTAATGATTCTAATAAATTGCACGCATTCGACAGAATTCCAATATCATATTGTGGTTCAGATTCCATTTTTGGGGGGGTATACAACTATGTAGTTAGATTACATAAAAAATTATGTTTATGTAATTTTTTAAATATCTATATGATGCACGTATTTATCTATCTCGCGCGTAGATTATACATACATTGCCAATAAGCTTTGATTTTGTTTTTCATCATTTTTAATTAATTTTTCAACAACATCTTTGGAAACTGTCATTGGGAACTCAACGTCTATATTCAAGTCATCGTTAAACAATTTGGTTTCCGTTTTCAAAAGACGGTACAAATTTAGTTTTGTATGCACGATTTCTAAACACCGTTTTAGGTTTCGAACACCACTTTCCCGTTTTGTCATATGCTCGGTGGAAACAATATGCTTAATGGTTTCATCTGGAATGACAATATCATTTTCCCCGAAGTTCACTTGTTCTCGTATTTTGGGAAGCAAATATTTTTGAGCGATTGTGAGTTTTTCGGGAACATCATATCCTTTGGTCTGAATACAATACATTCTATCTTTCAGGATGGGATTTATACGGCTTTCGTCATTGTAACTGAATATAAACAAACACTTGCTTAAATCGAAATCCACTTCTGAGAAGTATTTATCGTGAAACTGATTGTTTTGCGTAGTATCAGTTAAGTGAGTTAGAATACCAATAATTTCTTCACCCTTAGCAGTATCACTAATCTTATCTAATTCATCAAAGTAAATAACCGGATTCATACATTTGCTGTTCATAAGGATTTGGACGATCTTGCCCCATACACTACCTTCATATGTGTAAGAATGACCTTCCAAGAAGCTGGCATCCCCCGTGCCACCCAACGCAATGAAATCGAATTCGCGTCCAAGTATCTGACTAATACCTTCTTTCACCAGTGTGGTTTTTCCCGTACCCATTGGACCTTTAATTGCAATAGCTGTACCCATAGCAGATGGGTTTGAAATCCATTGCCCGACCATTTGCATAATTTGCATTTTCGCGTCATTCAGTCCATACACACATTTATCTAATTTGTCATATGCGCCCTTCATAAATTCATAGCATTTATCCGGTCCATCGTCCATTTTTACTGAAAGAGATTTATATACACCAAACGGTATTTTCATAAACGCATCTACCCAGTTCTTAATCTTGAAATATTCACCATCAGTCGGCTCCATATTTTTCAACATACTTAGCTTTTGCATAGCAATGGTTTTGAATTTGTGTGGGATTTTCGTATCCAACAAGCGTAATCGATACGGTTTGTCATTAATTGTATTCTTATTGAGTTCTTTCAATTCACGCATAGCACGCAATTGTTCCTTATTAGACAATTTCTTTTTGAAATATTCGATTTCGTTTAACCTTTTCTTGTCGGAATGAATTAATTTATGATACGATTTTGCGTTTTTGGTGCGCGCTTTTTTTACAAGCTTCTTAACCGAGTCATTCACAGTGGAAAGCATTTTTTTCATCACCTTGTTCTTCTTGTCCTTGCTGAGTTGTTCCAATAGATGTTTTTTAGTGCGAATCATATCCAAATATTCTTGTTCAACATCTGTAAGTTCAATCTCCTCATCTTCTGCGGGTTTCTTTTCCTTCTTTTTCTTTTTGGTTTCTTTTTTCTCTGGTTCAACGTAATTTTCTTTCATAAACATCGCTTCATCATCGCTATTTACGTCAACATCATCATCTTCATCATTGTATTCTTCTGGGTCTTCATCCGGGTCCCCGCCAATTTGGAAAACAAAGTTCATTGGAATATCTTCCTCATCCTCTTCATTTACCGAGTAGTCACTATCATCAGAATCTGATTCATATGCGACTTTTTTCTTTGATTTTTTGGATTTTTTGTTTTGTTTTTTGCTTGATTTTTTGGTTTTTTTGTCATCTGTTTTTTTGCTTGATTTTTTGGTTTTTTTGTTGGTTTTATCTTTTTTCTTTTCATTTTTAGATTTTATCTTATTGTTAAGATATCTACTTGGAAATAGTTCAGCAAT